TTGTTATTGTACTCATCAGCGTCCAAGATGTCTGAGTCCTCGTAGGGATCACGCCTTGGCATGTCGATGCTGATCCATCCAGCGTCCCGAAGGTATCTCAACCCTTGGCTGATGCAGTCCACGAACTCGTCGTGTGCGGTCTCAGGGAAGGAGCAGATCTGGCTCACCATGCCTTCAGCCCAGTCCTTCACGTATCCTTTACGGACGGATGACTCGGGCACCCACACTCGACCAGCCTTGATGATGTTTGCCACAATGGATAGCCGTTGGATCTTGTCGGCTCGCCCAGGGTTGTATGCAATGACTGGGATGTGCGCCCTCTGTAAGTCTTGGATCAATGAGATGCCAGCGGACTTGTCCTCCACCAGAACCACGTCCACGAGCTTCTTCTCTCTTCCTTCCCCATATGCCACCTCGAACTCCTCAAGGACTTTGGGGCGGAGGTCAGGATACTGTAAGTGTTCTTGCCAACAGTCGAGCACCATGACGCACATACCTCCATCCAGTGGCTTGAACACGCCTAGCGTGATTGATCCTGTAGGGTCGTTGTATGTCTTGTCTGATGTGGCGCAGTCATAGGACTGGATAATGTACTCAAGCTTGGGGAAGGGCTTGCCATCTGGCCATAGTCTGAACCAATCCCTCTTGACGATACCATCCGCCTCTGGGTCAATCAACTCGGCATAAATCTCTTGGCGTCCGAGCTTGGTGGATTCATACTGGAGAATCTGCTTCTGGAAGTTCTCCGCCAGATTCTTAATGTTCGAATAGGTCGATGCCCGTGTGATGGCCACGTCATCCCCCTCACGTCCCACCAGATCAAGGATCAAGTCTTTGGGCTTTGGAGTTGTGGTGCAGATCAGCTTGGTCTTCTTACCCAGTCGGAGGCCGAACTGCATCATGTCCCACGCCTCTTGGATGTACTCCCAAGCTGCCAACTCATCACACCATCCACCGTGGAATTGTGGCCCCCTAAAGCGCTCAGGCTCCGAGGCAGCGATCCCCTTGATGAATGATCCATTCGTCAGGTGTATCTCATGGAGACTGGAGTTGTACTTCTCAATCAGCATTGGGGGAATAATGGTCATCAACCCTGAGTCACCCTCAAAGCATGTGCCCTTCAAGTCCCCTGAAGTTGGAGCCGATACTAGCCAACGGGTGCCAGGCTGACTCCATGCCCACCATGCCAAGCATTCGGATGCTGCTCTGGTCTTGCCAGCGCCACGGCCCGCGAGCATCAGCCAAATACTCCACCAATCCCCTGATGGCTCAATCTGATGCTTATGCGCCTTTTCCTTCAGCCACTGGTACTGCCATAGGAATACTGTCTGATCAACGACTGATAAGTTTAGGAACTCCTCTTGAGTCTTGGGGTCGAGGAGGACTTCGTCAATGACTTCGCTCATCTATGCTTGAAGTGGTTCATTCTGCCACCTCATAGGTCATCTCAAAGATGTCTGACTTACATGGATAGTGCTCACCCTTCACGCCAGTGATGATCCAGTCGCCTGTACTGACAATGTGATGGCCTTCAAGGGTTTTGATGGCGTATTCTCCTGTTGGAATAATCCTAATCCATCCATTGATCTCCTTGGGATTACCCATGACCTCATAGACCATTGGGTGATCTCCCATCTTGAACCACTGGGTGGCTTCGATCACCACAGGCTTCTTGCGGAACTTCATTGGGATTGCCTCGAAGCTTTAATGTTCTCCAACAACTGGCCAAACACATTGATGTTGTGCTCAATGATCACTGGTGCAGTATCCGATCCAGTCAACTCAGTCCTTGCCAGTTTGGGGATGTGATACTCCACTACGCTTTGGAACAGGTCAAACGCCTTCGCTGGGTTCGGTGGGATGACATACTCATCAGTGGGCTCACCGTTCTCATCCTTCTTACGCACTCCATTCGCTACTTGATCGAGCCATCCAGAGAGCCTATAAGCGTTTCCATCCACAAATGAAGCTATAGCTATCCTAGCGTCTGATGTCGCCTTGTTGGGGCTTCCTGATGGTCTCCCCGCGCCCTTCTTATTAGGAGTCATACTCTCCTCCCAATATTTTTAAATTGTTTATTACCTATTGATAACTTTAGTGTTAACGACATGATTTCAGTCCTTTCGCACAATATTTCAGTGCATAGCCTGAAGTTTATCTTATTCTGCTTCGCTTCTCAAGATTCTATGTTCTGCGAACTTCCTATAGGCTTTGAGTTGTGCGTTCTCTTCCTTGAGGCGCGAGATTTCTCCTTGCATGTGCCTCATTCGGCTCATAGCCTGATCTATCCACTCTTTAACCTCTTCAGGCATGGAATACATCTTCTCTGGTAACGTTACCACTTTTTCTTTTTTTGGAGTTGTTGCCACTGCCTTCTTAGGTGGAGTTGTTGCCACTTTTTTTGTTGCGGTTGCCATGTTTAATCCTCTGTTTGTAACCAGTCTTCTACCCAATGCTCATACCATCCATGACAGAATAGATACATCCACATTAGCCTCTCATAGTTCTTACCTTGCCTGTTATAGTAGAACTCTGCCAACCATAGGCATGTGTCCTTTGATGGTGGATTGATCATTTCTTCATGCCTCGAACAAAGGCTGCGAACGATTGGCTTGTATCTCCGAAGTTCTTCAGCTTGTCAAACTCTAGCGCGACTTCTTCCAATACTGCATTTCTGAACATGTCAGGGATTACAAGCTTGGTGGTCAAAGGTACCTCCATCCTGATGGTTGCGTTCCAGTCATTGCGCCTCACCATGCGTTGGAATTCTTCCTCGATGGATTGGTTGGTTTCTTCTTCTTCCTTATTCATCCTTGCCTCCAAAATAACATGTCCAATAAGATAACGATCACTGCGAATGCATACACTGCATAAAGAACGATTTCTGTTTTGTCTTTCATATTACTGCCTCTGTGATGGTATGCGGTTCAGAATGGCGCTAGAAGCGTTTTTAAGCGCTGTGCATGTCTCACCCTCATCTTCGGTATCTGCAAGCTCTAAGACCAGATCTGCACATGCTTGGCGCTCAATGAAGATGGCTTTTTTGGTGGTCTCTACCGCTATGTGCATGATCTCTGCCTGAGCTATTGCTAGGGCATCGTCAAATTCTGCCTGAGTGAAGAACGTCTGAGCCCCTGATGTTTGTAGGAGTTGGCGAGCCAACCCACTGAGTTCTTTTTTTTCCATTATTCGTTTTCCTCCATGAATTGCATTTTTCGTTTGATCATGCTGAATGTTTCTTGGTAGGCAAACTCAACAATTTCATCTACTAGATTTCCCAGTGTGTGGCCACTGAACACATAAAGATTTGCATGGATAGCCAATTGTGGACTTTCCGAAATATCCTCTTGTGGTTCTTCGAAGTTCGGCTCAATGGGTAGAGCCAAGCCATGCTTATCAACTAAATCCCTCAAATTGATTTGTTCTCGGATTCTGTTGGTAGGTGATATTCTTGATGAGAAACCCATTATTTAATCCTTGCTACTTTGGCTTTGCGCATGACTGCCTCATACTCTTTCTTGGCATTATCATCTAGTTTGCGCATGGGTAGCTCTTGGTAGAACTTCCACTTCTGTTGGTACTCTGGCTGCTCGCTTGGTGGTACCCATCCCATTGTTTTCCAACGAATAGAGATGTCAGTCCCTGCAGGTGTGTATACGTAGTCGCTTTTCATTGTGATCTCCTTTGACTAACTTAATATTAGCATTCTATAACCCAACCTGCAAAATCTCCCATTCTGAAGAACATTCTGCCATCGTGTACCAAATTAACATCAATTGGTATTTGCACTCCACACAATTCCATTTCCTTTTTAACGATGTCTTCAGGTTTGGCGCCTTGAAGAATCTTAAAGTGCCATGTCAATCGCTTTAAAACGGTCGAAAAGTACCCGCCATGGTCATTAATCTTGTCAACCACTATGATTGCTCCACCTTTCCTGCAACGCATCCTGAGCTTATTTAAAAGGCCTTCTCTAGCTTCTATTGGAATAAACATTAAGGTCAAAAACAAAATGTAAACCTGAGCGCTTGGAATGTGTTCTTGAGTGATGTCGCCATGCTCGATGTCAACCAACTGCTCATACTTGTATTTTTCTTCTAAATGAGCATACATGGATGGACTGTTCTCAAAACCCACGATGTCGCAATCCCTATCTCTAACCAATGGCAACAATTTGTCGATCATGTTTCCTGTGGAGCACCCAATGTCTACCACGCTGTTCACTGGGGTCAGATAATTCCTTGTAATGAATGCCACAGTCTCGGTGACCATGTCATACCATGGGAGTTGCTCACGCACATGAGAATCAAACTTTGTTGTAATTTCGTCTGAGTTGAATGTCCAAGATTTCATACTGGTAACCTTTTTGCAATTTCATAAATAACATTGACTGTGACTGAACGTCCACATCTTTCATACCTTTGAGCGTCACCAACCAATGAACCATCCTTGTACCATTTCGTCCAATTGTCAGGTAAAGATTGGAGTCGCTCGCATTCCAGAGGTGTCAGCTTCCTGAGATTGTTTCCAACAGCAACTCCATGCCTATCTTGTGCAGTCACAGTAAAAGCTGGGTCATTGTGATTTTTTATACGCCTACCGTTTTGTCTTTTTTCTTTTCTGTCTGGAGTTAATACAGCTCTGACTTCTCCAATGTATGGGACATTGTTTCCACCCGTTCCCATGTTGGCGGTGAGGGTTGGAACATAGTCTCCCTTTACATCTCTGAAGTGTGTTCTTCTCCATTGGGTAGATCGAACAGACTCAGTTGTTTCGTTGTATTCTCCTTCGTCAATGACGGCTCTGGTTCCACCACCTTTGTAATAGTGTGCGTCGAGCGTTGGTAAATAACTTGAGAAAATCCGTTCCCCTTCTGCTGATGTTTTTTCGTTCGATCCTGCATTCTCTGCAACGCACCTTCCGAGAGGAAATACTTTTGGTCTGGGTTTTCCTCTAAGATTTCCGACAATAAAGACTCGTTCCCTATTCTGTGGGACTCCGAAATTCTTACTGTTAACACATTCCCATTGAACGTCATACCCCAATTCATCCAAGCTGGCGAGGATAACTGCGAAGGTTCTACCTTCGTCATGATTGAGGAGTCCTTTGACGTTCTCAAGGAAAAAGTAAGGTATTCTTTTATCACGGAGGATTCTGCATATTTCAAAAAAGAGAGTACCTCGTGTATCAGATGTGGAGAATCCTGTTCTTCGTCCAGCAACTGAAAAAGTTGCACACGGAAATCCTCCAACGAGTAAATCGGTTTCGGGGATTTCTTCAGGAAGAATTGTTCTGATGTCTCTTGTGTCTGGTGTGTGTTTGAAGTTGTATTCATAAATGCTCGACGCCTTTGGTTGGAATTCGTTTGCCCATACGCATTGATGACCCGCACGTTCCAATCCTATGCGAAAGCCACCAATGCCCGCAAAAAGTTCTATAAACTTCATGCATCTTCCATATGAGTTAGAAACTCTTCTAAAGTCTTGAGCATCTTGAATGCCTCTTCCTTTGGAATGACGCAATGGGCGCCACCGCCATGCACTTGAATGGATAGCCAAATGTCTTGATCAAATTTACCGACATAAACTGCACGTCTTTCGTCTGCTTGAAATCTTATTGAGTCGCTCATGAATATCTCCTTATAGCCCCCGAAGGGGCATTGAATTTACTTCTTGGGGGTAACGCGGATGTCAGCACGGCCTTCTTTGCGGAAGGTGTTGAGAACTTCTTCTGTGATACCGTATGCAACACAGAGAGCCTGGTAGTCAACAGTGCCTTTGACTTCGAAGAGAGCAACGTTGACTGAATGCAACTCGCCTTTGTGTGTGCCTACATCGTACTTGTTAGCGATGGAAGCTTTTAATTCTTTGACTTTGTCAGCCAATGCTTTGGCTTGTTGGTCGAGCACGTAGAGTGCATCGATGTCTGAGGTTAAAGACTCTACTGTTGCGAGAGCTTGGATAGTTGCTTGTGTTTCTGTAATCATGATAATTTCCTTTTTGGTTAAACCTGCTCTAGTGCAGTAACGCTAGTCTAACAAATAATTAGATATTCTGTCTAGGGGAAACCCTTATTTTTGTAAAATAATTGAAAATATTTTAGTTTGTTGCTTTTTTGCTTAAAGTGGAGTTGTTGCCACTCAACTATTGTGAATCAACTCCACTACCCTCTTGACAGTGATATTAAGGGCATCAATCTCATCCATCTTGGCTATAGCCCAAGCCCTTTTCTCTCCGTGCCAACCCATCTTGCTTCCTTGGTGGCAACTCTTACAGAGGGCTATGACCGTGTACTGCCTATGCTGTTTGACGTGGTGGGCGTCGCTTGGCCCCTCTTGGTCACACACTGAGCAAGGGAGGAGCTTTACAAGCCCCACATAGGCTTTTTCTTTTGCTGTCAGTTGGTTGTTCACATCGTCGCCTTGTCTATGTTGCGATTAGAAGCCTCCAGAGAGCGCCAGACGTCTACCCTTGCCTGTGCTGCCACCAAGCCCCAACGAAGCCCTTCAGCCTTCTCTACGGCTGCGCTAAGCCCTTTTATCAACTCGATGTACTCTACGTCAGCATACGCTTCCATTTCAGCCGAGGCAACCGACTTACACCCATTCTCCATAGCAGTCTTCATCAGCATGGCTTTCTTACTCTTCCTAAACTCCTCCAAGTAGGTCAGTTCCCCCTTAGCCTCAGCGTACTTCATGCCGTGGGTGTAAATGTGCGTGACCGCGTCGTTGATGTCTTTCTCTTTCATGTTTGTCTCCTATACCATTCCGCCAATAAAAGCGCCTCAGCGCGTCCGTTATCCTTCTGCCTATGCAAGGGTGCCAGTGGCCATAATTCTCGCGCCATAGCCATGCTATCGGCCTTGTTGGAGGTCAATCCCATGTCCTTCTTCCATTGCTGTGGTGTGACCATGTGAACCACCTTTGAGAACCGTTCAATGATGGTGATCGCAGAACCAAACGCCATACCAAACTTGAAGGTCGAGGAGACCCCTTGCTTGGGCATAGCGTGGACGGCTTCGAGGATGAACTCCACGTCTTGGCGTTCTAAGGCTTGCTTCATCTCGGCAATGATGTGACGGCTCAGGAGGTGCTTGTCGTTGTGGATCATGTCTCCACAAGACCAATACTCACCGTTGTGGTCAATCATTCCCCATGCGCCAGTGAAGCCAGGGTCTACGCCACAGTAAATCATTTAGTTCCTTTAAGTTGAAATTGTGGGCACCGTTGAAGCATGAACCTCAACTGTTGTGTTGGCTTGCCCTTGGAGTCTCTGATCGCCTCGCAGTGCTTGTTTTGGTAGTTCTTACACTCAAAGCATAGTCTACGGTCGTCAAAGCCTTCACGGTCACGAATCATCATGGAGAACGCCAAGTCTTCAGCGTCCACCACGTCTAAGCCTTCTTTGATGAATGTTTCTTGACGCCTGACAAATGTTTTTTCTTCTGCTTCGGTCATACGTTGCCCTCTTTCAGCTTGGCTTGAATAACTTCCAAGGATGAGGCGGCAATAATATTAAACCCAACAGGTGTTTCTGGATACCACTGCAACACCCAAACATTATCCTCAGCAATAGCTTTTTCCCACTCCTCTTTGGATACAAAATAATCAGGGTTATAACACTCCTCGACTGTTTCATAAACATCTCGATGTTCGTTGTGGGTTAGATATAAACCGCACTTGTGTTCTGGTAACCAATTCATGTGTTGCGCTCCTTCAACTTGGCTTCAAGCATTCGCTCGTATTCAAATTTGTCCCATACATTGCACTCTGCATAAATGGTTTCAATTTCCTCATCTGTCAGCCCTACCCATTCTTTTTTGCAAAAGCCACCATAGTTAGAACATAATTCACTGCGTTCTTGTTCACTCATGTGTTTTTCTCCTTCAGCTTGGCTTCAATGGCTTGACATAGTTCGTATGACATTCCAAATGGCAACACCCCGCATTGAATAAGTTCCGCTTGTGTTAGTCCAACCCATTCACGCTCAGGCTTTTCCATTTGAACAATCAATGAGGATTCTTTAATCATCTGCCCCTTGAGCAATCGGTCAACATCATCCTTGTTGAGATACAAGTTGTCGTACCCTGCGTTGAAAGTTCGTGTTAGTCTCAT